GGCCGTCAATTCGTCCATCTTTGCCCCGCGCTGCTGCTTCAATTCATCGCTGCGCTTCATGCTTTTTGTTTGTTAAGTTGTAGAATATCCGCAAGCAGTTGCGGGAAGTCTTTATCAGCTACGCCTTCCGGCGTTGATTGTGCTTGTAACGCACGTGCCGTTACGCTGGTTTGCTTGTAGGCAGGGTAAGTAACAGGGGAAACGTCGTATAGTACATCTACCTGGTCAATGCGGCGCTTTGGCTTTTTGCCGTTTTCGTTCATCCACGTATCTTTTCGGATAGTGAAAGCGAACGAAGATTGCGAGATAATCCCGCTGCGTATCATCTTGAGCAAGTCGTTGCCGAACGTCGTATCCGGCGCTTCAAAACGGTATCGTAGCCCTTTGCCGTCCACTTCCAACTCCAAAGTACCATTTGAGGTACGGGCCAGCGGGAAATTGGGGTCGTGGTTGAACAGCGCAACTACGTCCGTATCATCCGCGCCGTCAAAAGCACCATCCGCTATTTCCTCATCGTATCCCCCCAGGTCGGTGGATGCGTTGAAAATAGCCGCATAGCCTTCGACGGTGCGGCCTTCGGGCATGGCCCGGAGTTCGAGTTTATATGTGCGCCGCTCCATTTCGGTCGGCAATTGCTTTTCTTCCATTTCGTTTACTGTTTTTTTAGCCCAGCCTAACATAGCATCGCCGCCCCACGCGTCGTACATCACGCTGCCACACACTTCGTTTCCGTCTGCGTCGGTGTAGCTGCCTGTGTCGTACACCTTTGCACGGCTAAGAAAAGAATACGTCCTTACTACTGTGTCGTGGCTTATCGTCTCCCGGTTTGCAAGCTGATTAGCACGCTGCCAACCAACCGCTGTACCGCAATCGCTGCCGTTTTCGTCTCGGTGCTTCAATGCCCGCTTTGCGTTGTTTGTGGCTGCCTGGGGATAGTTATCGTAGGGCATGGTTATTGGGTTTGAGTTTGTGTATCGGTAACCTGCTGCCCCTGTGCCGTCGGCTCGGTGCTATTCGACGCCAACGGCATACCGAACACATCACCGCCCTCATACGGATTCATGTTTTCAAGTGCGCGTATTTCGTTGGGGCTGATCGCCCGGATATTGTAAAGCGCTGTGTAATACTCGGCACGGCTGCGGGTATCGCCACGCAAAAGCCCGTCGAGGTTGAAGCGCACAAACGTTAGCCCGGTTTGATTATAGCCAAACAGCTTAGAATTGAACTCACTTTCAAAACGCTTACACCATGCCCGAAGGGTGTACTGCACAAACAAGCGATTAAGTACTTCCAGGTTATTTAGCGGTGTTCCGTCGGATGCCGCAAGCAAGGGGAGAGGTACACCCAGGATATTGGCCACATCTTCAACGGTCATTTTGCGGCTTTGCAGGTCGGAACTATCCAAGCGTGTGCCTATGCTTTTGTATTTCACCCCGTGGGATAGCAAGGCTGTTTTGCCCTGATTGGCAATGCCTGAATAGTTCTTGTTCCAACTTTCCTCAAGTTCTTTGCGCTGTGCAAGGTTCAAAGGGGTATCCGTCTCCAGGATACCGGATATCGAAGCACCATTCTTGTAGAAATCGCTATACGTTAGCAGTTCGGATATACCGCGCTTAAAGGTGCTATTGAGCAGGTTTAGCGGGTTTTCCCCGTTTTCCCCGTCGCGCGTCCAGGCTTTGAGGTGGATAACATCGGAAATAGGGTAGGCCTTTTCGCCGATGATATAGAACATGCCCGTTTCAAGTTCAATCAGTTGATACGGTTCGTCCACAATATCGAACATGGCAACCGCGCCGCGATTGTCGCGGATGATTTCGATTAGGCAGTTACCAGGGCCATATCCCTTGTTGCCAGTCAGGATAGTGCGCACAACGGCCTCCATGAATGAAAAGCAATCATATTCAGGGGAAGGACGGAAGTTCAGCAACCGCCAAACGGGATTCGTGCGAGCCTCTTGGATGCTCCCATCTGATGCGACGGTATAGACGTTGAAAGGCAAAGAGGCCATTTGCGTGGCTATCAGGTCAACGGCTCGGAAATAGGCGGGGATTGAAAGAATTGTTTTGCCCGTAACCGCAACCTCTTTGCCTGCGATGTTGCCGAAAAGAGACTGCCACAGCGTCCAGTCCTTAGCGGGGCCTAAGTTGGAAATCTTGCTGCGAAATATCCGCTGTATCGTCCGTGTAAAGATGTTAGCCACGGCGCAAAGGTGCAGGGGTTTTTCGGGTAAAAGTGTTAACAAAGTAAACAAAAAAGCCCCGCCGAAAATGGCAGGGCTGAAAGCACTTAATAAAAACCGTTGAAACCTATCTCTTTACTTTGCCTTTTCTTTTCGCTTCAACCTGCAACATGATAACGTACCTGCGACGCATCACCCGGAATATCCCATAGTCAGCATACCGATTAGCCCCGAACAACTCATAGAACTCCCGCTCAATAGCCTCATACGCTGCCAGGCCACGGTTATACTTTGGAAATATCTCGAAGTAATATTCAAAGTACCCACGGAAGGAGTAAAGGCGTTTTACTTGCTTTAGTTCGTCCATCAAAAATAGCTTATCATGTTGCCAATATCAAAGGTAGGGTTTTCTTTGTCGTATTCTTGCATCGCCCATACTGCGTTCACAGCTGCCATAATGCCGTCAATTTTACCTTTGCTTTTGCCCTTGTGCGGTCGTATGTTGTTGTTGCTATCTCGGAAAATCTGGGTGTTATCCAAGTTCCATGCTACCACCGGATTACCGTCGTGGAATAGTTTTTTACCGACGGTCAACTGCTCGAAATACTTTGAAGGCTCGGATAAGTTGCTAAGGCTTTGCTGGCATTTCTTAACAGGTATGCTGTTTCGGGTGTATAGTTCAGCGGCGAAGTTATCCGCCGTCCAGGGGTCGAATGCAAGGCCCTGTAAAGTGTATTGCCCGGCTGCCCGCAATATATCCCCGCGTATGGTCTCCAAGTCTTGCACGTTGCCGGGGGTTGCGCTTATCCAGCCTTCGTTATTCCATGCAAGGTAGTTCGCGTTTTCTTTTCTATCCCGGTCGTGTATCGTTTCCTCCGGGCAATAGGTCGTAACTTTCAAGTACAGCGTACCGTCATGCAACCTCCAAAGGTAGGCCAGGGCGCTCAAGTCCTGGGTACTGGCTAAGTCAAGGCCCATGAATAGTTCTGCCATTTGCAGTTCTTCTTCCGGTATCTGCTTAACGTTTTTATCCCACACGTGCCCCGGTATCCAGCTTTCGGTCGCACCCGTCCAGATGTTGAGGTGAAGGCGCTTAAAGGAGTTTAGCGCCGATGGTTGGCTTTTGGCTTCGTTGCTAAGTAGTGCGAAGTTTTCCGCGTCTATGATATTGCCCATGCCTGGATTAGCCTTCGCCCATACTGATGGGTCGAAAGGGTCATCGTCCTGCGATGCGTTGTATATGACTGGCAGCCATGCGGGATTCTTGACTTTGCCGCGCCGGATTAGTTCGGCTTCGTCGTGTATCTGTTCGGCAAAAGTGTTCTTTACCCCTGCCGTGGTAATCATCCAGCACATCGAGTTCCAGCGCTTAATCATGCCACGGGTCAGCGTGTCGTATAGTTCACGGTTGGGCTGTACGTGCAACTCATCGAACATGATTGCGTAGGGTCTATACCCGTGCTTTGAGTAGGCTTCAGCCGATATTACTTTAATCGTGCTACTGCTTTTGGTGTGAACTATGGAGTTTTTGAACACCTTGCAAGCGGCTGATAGGGTAGGGTCAGCGGCTATCATCTCGCGGCATGTGTCGAAGATGATACGGGCCTGTTCCCGATCCCCTGCGACGCAATACACCTCTGCGTTATGTTCACCGTCGGCAATGGCCATATACAAAGTGATAGCGGATAACAGAAAAGACTTCCCGTTACCCTTTGGTAGTTCGACGTAACAAAACCGCTTTTCCCTGTATCCGTCGGGCCGCATAGTACCGAACGCTGGATAGATAATATCGCGTTTCTGCCATTCCTCTAACATAAAAGGTTTGCCCGATAAATCGCCGTGCAAGTGCTTGCAAAAGCGTTCGATGAACCGAACAACGCGCTCCCCTTTGGCCTGGTCATATATCCGCTTTTGCTTTTTCAAGGTCATATATCAAATTCATCTTCTTCTTTTGCCTTCTTTGTGTCAACGTCTGCCCATTGCACCTTGTTTTGGCTGGCTGGTGATAGCCCCCACCTATCCTCAAACTCTTGCATCATCTTATGCGATTCCTTCAGAATATTGAACCAGGTGCGTGAACTGTTCACATCTAAGGCCATTTGGTCAGGTTTTAGGTGCGAATTTGCGTTAATCCATAGCTGATATGCGAACGAATACCGCTCAATTTGTGGTATTCCGGCATTGGTCAGCATGTTAAGTTGAACCAATTTTGCACACGTGCGGACAAACAAAGCCTTACCTGCTTCGCCTAAATTGTCGGGGGGTTGGGGTATCGAAAGCAAATCTGCCTCCGGTTCGTTCTTTGGTGTTCTGTCTTTGCGTAAAGTTCCCTGGATTGCCTTTATTTTGGTCGGGATTGCGTGCCTACCCATAGTTCTGGATTTTGACAAGAAACGCGCGTTGG